CGACAGTAGCCCATCCCCAGGTCACGGCCGGAAGAGGAAGCGCGCCTGATGAAGGGGCGGGGACACTGTCAACCACCCCGTAATCGGCGTCAGGTTGTCTCAGATCGGCGATTATCGCCATCAGTCTGGCACCCCGGTGTCCCAGATGCGGTCGTCGGTGGGGACGTACGGAACCCATAACGTCCCGTTGAGAACGTAGGCGTCGCCGAACGCGAACCCGGCAGGCGGATTACCTCCACCTTGCCGCATGCCCTTGAACTTTCCGAGCACCGACCCGTACAATGGCGGATCAGCTGTGAATGAGTTCGCGTACAGCTTGAGCCCCACCTCAGCGACAACGCGCTGATTGTCCTGAAGGGCATCGTTGACGTCCATCCGGCCGGTGAACCCCAACAACGTGGTTGAAGCACTCACTGTGGTGGCGTAGCCCTTTTGCGAGGTGCCCGACACTGCCGGGTTGCGGGTGATGCCCCAATATCCCGAACCACCCTGCAGTCCGGCCTGAATAAGGGGCATGTCGTTGCCCTGTGCCACCAACGGGACGTAGACGCCTCCGAAGAACCAGGAATTCGACGCCCCGTTGAACGCCACCGTGACACCGTCTTCGGTGACAATGGTCCAGTACTTCGTCGAAACGCCGCTGGGTGTCCAGAAGACGTAATTCGGGGTCGTAGATCCCGCGGGCAACACGATCGTGCTAAGGACGTAGGTCTCCGTCCGCCGTCCTTGGGCATCAAACGCCTGCACCGTGCCCGCATTGCCCGGGGAATAGAACTGCATGGTGTGCGTGGACGAGTCGTAGGCTTCGCAGATCGCGATCTCCAACCGCCCCGAGCCCAGCGTTCGACCGAGAACAAGGAAGAAATCCGCGGGGAGGCCTGACTCAGCGGCCAAGCACTTGAACACCATCCATCGACTAGCCCCACCCGAAGGCGTGAACTCCTCGACCAGCTCCCAGGCCGGATGCGCGATGATATCATCGCGGAGGATGTTGGCCATGGCCAGGCCGACCGACCCTGCATCGGGCTGGTTAACGGTTCCTGTGGTGAAAAGCTTTGCCATGAATCACTCCGTCCTGACGTAGGTGTAGGTCGTCACGACGGTCCCCGTGACTGAGTCGAGATTGGTGACCGCGGAGAAGAAGACGGGATCCAGCGAGTCAGCCGAAGCCAAATCAACCGTGGGATTCATGTCCCAGGTCAACGCACCCGCATACGTCACCACTTCCAAGAGTCGTCCGGAGTTCCCCTGGGGTTTGATACCCACCCCCCGGTCGAGATCGGCATCGCGTTGCGCGATCGTGGGATATAGGCGAACTCGAGCCGGGCGGCTAGTCTCGAGTCGGATGACTCGCCATCCCGGAAATGCACTGACGGATCCACTTTCGATGGACCCAGGCGTCAGCGCGGACGTAAGGTGATCGAACTCGGCACGGACACCCTGTAGTCCGATGACCAGAGGCTCGCCCTCTTCGTTGAAAAGTTGAAGCCTCTCCGGCAATTCGCTTGGGTTCAGCGGATCTCCCGAAACCAGGAGCATCTGCCGAGTCTTCTGCGAGGTGATCCTCGACATTACTCAAAAGCCTCCACGTTTCGTTGGATGGAGATGTACGCGTCCATCATGGCGGACACGTTGTCGATCTTCTCGTCGCTGCGCTGCTTGAGCAGCTTACGATTGCCGTTGGTGTCCACGAGGGTGATGGCGTTGCCCATGGCGAACGACATCTGGGACTGATCGAAGATAAGCTTCTTGTCCTCGGAGAGCTTCTTTAGCTCGCCCAGCGGGACGGACTCGGTCTTGGCTCCCTGGATGATCTTCTCGACCCCGAACGGGCCGTTCTCAGCAATCCACCGATCCACGAACGGCTTGGCGTTGTACGGGTCATAGCCGAACGTCCGGACGTCGTAATCGTTGGCGAGGATCCATCCGTCGATGTCAGTGAAGATGTCCTCCCAGCGAAGGACTGTCCCCGGCATGACGAAAAGCGTGTCCTGCTTGATGAACTCCTCGTACTTCAACCGCATGGCCGGTTGCAGAAGCATGAGCGTGCGCTCGGTGATGTAGCTGCGCGTCTTGATCCCGTAGCGATCGTCGCTCATCGGGAACAGGCACGTGAACGCCCAGAAGTCGTCACCCATCGACGCGTCCATGCCCATCCCACAGGGCATGCCATTAAACGCGTGCGGATTCCACCGATGAGGGATGGTCTCCTCGTAGGTGAAGTAATAGGTGAACCCTTCCATGGGGATCCCGAATCGCTTGGCCAAGATGTCGTTACGCGAAGCCGGGGCTTTCTCGGCGCGCTCGACGTCCAGCTGGTAAGTCTCGTAGGTAACCGTCTGTCCGAGGTTGGGATTGGCCTTCAGCCACATCGCCGGGTTGTTGACTTCCTCAAGTTCGTCCAGCTTGTAGTGCCAGATGGCGATGTGCGGAGCCTGGTACTCACCCTTGAGGATGTCAGCGAGTTCCATTTTGATGGTGTCGCCCGAACCGTTGCGGACGGTGCCCTCCGAAGAGGTGGCGATGATCAAGTAGTCGTCCAGCTTGGACGCGCCCTGCTCCACGGCGCCGATGACGTCTTCTCGGAGATCGCCGGACAACCACTCGTCGATGGTCGCGACCTTGGTCCGGAGCCCCTGAAGCTTGTTGATGGCCATGGGGCGGATCTCGAGCAGGGATCCGGTGAGGAAGTTCTCGATGCCCTTCTTGGTGGCCGCCAGCTTCTGGCGCAGGAAGCGAGAGCCCGTAGTGTTCTGCATCGAGCCCTCGGTGAGGAACTTGAACAGCGGACCACGAGCTCGGACGATGGCCGTGCGGAACGGCGACAGGACCTCTTCGGCCTGCTTCATCGTCGGGGCGGTGGTGATCTGGTGCGTGGTCTCGGTGTCGACCGTGAGGAAGTAGGCCTGCACCAGGGCGGCGAACATCGACTTGGCCGCGCCTCGGGCCACGATCAGGTAGAACTTCTTGACCAGGCGAATCTTCTTCGTCTGGACCTCGTAGTGCCCACCGTGGTTCTCGGGGGTGGGCACATAGACCGAGCGCTCGACGAAGTAGTACCACCCGAAGATGTGCTCGGCCCACAGCTTGAAGGTGAACAGGAGGTGGAGGTCTGAGCCCTCCGTGAGCGTCATCTCACCCTCACAGAAGCGCAGAAAACCCTCCACCGCCTGATCGTCGTAGTAGATGTTGGGGTTGGCGATGAGCTGGTCAATCCGGTTCATCTCTTGCGAGATCTCCCGGCAAACCGGGATGTCGCCACTCACCACGGCGTCACGGAACTGTCCGTAGTACTTCGGTGTAGCCGTGTTGGACAGCGACCCGTACCGGGCTGGCGATCCTCCTTCCACAAGTGTCACGCCAACCCCTCCTTTCGTCTACAACAGAGCGGCGACCGCCGCCGTGGCCGCCGCCTTCCGGACCTTCTTGGCCACCACCGGAGTGGCCCTGCGCGCGCCCGAGCGAACACCGGTTCTGACCAGCGTCTTGCCTTCTTCCTCGAGCGACTTCTGGACGAAGGTCTTGCCCTTGGACGAGGTCAACACCGCCACCTGGTTCTCGAGTTGCAACCGGTTGGCCACCTCTCGAAGCTCGTTGTTCGACAACGCGGCCGCGCCGCTCTTGGTGAACTTGGCCCGGGCCTCAGCCACCTTGATGGCATCCGGGCTGGCCGAATGGTTCTCGCCGCCCTCGACCTTGAGCTTGGTCTTGCGCTTACGCCCGTGGGGGACAACCGAGGTGGCCGTGGGGGCCACAGCCGTCGGAGCTTCTTTGCGGTGGCCCCAGCGCATGCCCTTGACGCCGAAGTGCTCGAGCATGAACTCGGCCCCGACATCGACGGTGGCGATCTCAGAGCCAAGTCCGAGGTGAGCGAGGAAGTCGGCGCCAAGCTCAGCCATCTGAGCCATGTTGTCCTCGACGGGAACCGGCTTGACGTCGGTGATCCAGCCCTCAGAGTCCATGACCAGCTCGAGCGTGAGGTCCGGAGTGGTCGTCGCGTGCTTGACAGCGCGAGAACTGACCTCCCACATGTACTTGGACTTGGGCAGGTCTCCCCCCTGGGCCGGAAGATCGATGCCCCGCTCACGGATCGTGTACTGCCGATCTCCCGAAGCGTTCTTCATCTTGTTGGCCTCAGTCTCGAGGCGCTTGATGTAGGTCTCCTTGGCGTCCTTGCGATATGCGCGGGCTTCCTTGGAGAGCGGCTTCTTGGCCCGGTTCTTGAGCTTGGCGTAGTCACCGTGCCGAGCCTTGACCGCGGGCAGGTCCTCCTTCTTGAACGGCTTGCGCGCAGCAGAGGCCACCGCGTTGGTGGCTTTGCTGGCCTCACCGCTGGATCCGCGCTCGGTACGCATCTCGAAGTTGACATCCGAGACGAACCGTCCCGTCGCCTTGGCTGCGCGCACCCCCCAGCGCATGCCCTTGACGCCGTAGTGCTCGAGGAACTCCTCGGGCGACATCAGGCCCATGTCGAATAGGTACTCCGCTCCGGCTTCCTGGCTCTGAGCCACGGCATCCAGTTCATCGACCTCGACGAC